CTCATACGACGTGAGTCTTCATCAAGAGTGAATTGAGCAACAAGTGCATATGCTTCTTGCTCGGTATGTCCTCTCTCAATTAGTGACTCAACAATCTGATCGAGTTGGAGTTCTTCTTTGGAGAACTTACCAGATTGACCTCTGGTCTTTTCAGCTTGATCATGATCAAAGGACTTATCCTTCATAGGATCATAGACTTTAGCTTTACCACCAGAATGCTTTTTCTTCATTCTGTCAGCGTAATCTTGAGGGGACTCACCAGGCTTTCTGGCTTCATCAACATACTTTTTGTTGGGATACTCTGGATGATCATCCATCTTTCTCCCATGCTTCTTCTCAAGTGCTGCTTTCTTTTCAGCAGTCTTCTTCTTGATACGATCAGCAGCTGATTCTCTTTCCTTCTTAGGGATCTCAAATCCCTTGATGTCCATGGTGCCTTCCTTGACATCCTTCTTAGACTTCTTAGAGATAGCCTTACCAATGACTCTACGACGATTGAGAAGATACTTGTCAGTCTTGTCGTGGTCACCATCGTTGTCGATGTCCTTATCTTCCTGACCCACTGGATCATGATCTGGTGCAGCCAGTTTCTTCTCATAAATGGAAGTATAAGCCTCAGCCCACTCTTGTCTGATCTTCGAAGGAACACCGATGTTCTCTTCTCTTACACCAACATTGATGGACTTAGTACCAGATCCTTTGTATCCACCTTTTTCGGATCTCTTGGCGAGACGCTTAGCTCTTGCTTCAGCTTCTTTCTCTGATTTGGTCTTGGTGCTTTGAGCTGATTTGATAGCGGTTTCAACTCTCTTCAAACCTTTTTGGTTTGCTCTATTGGATGCCCACTGCTTATCAAGGGGATCACCACCTTCCAGGAGATCAGCCATCATGTGGCAAAGACCTTCCAGAACACCCTGTCTGTCTTTGGCTACACAAGCTTCATGAATCTTGTTGTTACCATGTTCGTGAGAAACTCTACCCTGCCACTTCTCAACCAGAGGCTTGTTAGCCATATACTTGAGGAACTCTTCCTCACAAACATCAACAGCCTTCTCATATACCTTACCAAAGGCTTTATCAAAAGCTTCAGCGATTCTCTCAATCTTAGTTCTACGGAGAGGTGAATCACTTCCAGTAGCAGCCTCTTCCAGAGTCTGAGCAACCAACTCATGAACCGAAGCCGCTTCACAATCTTCTTTGAAGAAAGTAGAAATGATTTCTTCAGCAACCAGAACCAAATCAGATTCAGTCAGTTGGGTGAGGTCCATCTGAGAGATTTCATCTCTACTCTCTGTCAGTTCTTGATTGACCTCAGTGCTATGTACAGCAGCATAAGCTCTGTACAGGTGGCTCATATCGGACATGATTCTACCAATAACTTTTATCGTTATTGTTATTTATAAGTTTCCAAGAGCTCTCGCTCATCTTGATATGGCAGTTCCTTTTCAGTGAGCATGTCAAATCCTCTTTGGATCTCAGGATACAACCACACATCCCAATCTTTAGCACAATACTCCCAGTTCTGTGGAACTGTCACACATGGAATAACAACCATACCAATGAATGAGATGATGTAGTTGAGTGCTGTCATTAGTCTTGTTTGTAAAAACCAAGTGATTGAGCATCACGAAGACGCTCTTTGAGAACCAATCCAGTCAAAGACTCCATCACACTGAGGATATCTTCTGCCTTTGCACTTTCACCAAGTTCCTTTGCGACAAAGTGATACTTGGCAAAGAAAGTGTCAGCAACCTCTTTGTAATCCTCAAGTGTTACTGGTTTATCCTTCTTGTCCTTCGGCATCAGTCTCCTCCTCTTTAAGTTCTTCCAAGGCTTTTTCAATGCCTTCATCTAGTTCACCGATCACCTTACGAATGTCCACAATACGCTCAGGGGTGCAGGTGGGATCATAAGTGTAATCTTTCTGTGATTCAAACAAGACTTGTCGAACTGCTGCTGCAGAACGAACATCCAACGCGGTCATCACAACAACTTCTTTACTCATTCGTCATCTCCAAAACTAATTCCAAAGAATCCTGTGTCACCAGGTTTCCGATTTTCCAGTTTATCCAAGACATCATCAACTGTCTTGAGTTTATCAATCCCTGTCATAAGTTCAGAGATCATGTTACACACAGCAGGACGTTCTTGTCTTGCTGCATAAGCGAGAGCGTTCCTTAGAGAAGACTCTGCTTCGTCCAGGGAATCCAGGACTGTTTGTGAAAGTGCCATCAGACATCTCCCTCCTTACGGTTCTCAGAATAATGAACATCGAACTCACCACCAGGATAACGTGCCTTCAGTTTGTCCACGTTCATCTCAATGACTTCATCCAGTGTAACACCAAGGCCCATACAGGCTTGCATCACATACCACATAACGTCACCAAGTTCACGTTTGAGATGGAAGAGATTCTCCTCATTCACAGGTTTACCCTGGAACACCATCTTCTTCACCACCTCAGTGAATTCACCTGCCTCAGCACACAAACCTACAGAAGCAGTAAGTAGGCGCTCGACAGGAAATCCGTCTTTCTGGAGAACGGCAACGCGCTCAAGAAAGCTGAGATGATCTTTACTTTCTTGTGAGGTGACTGCGTTGACAAACTCTTTATATCTTTCAGAGTCAACATGTTTACTCATTAAGTTCCTTCACTCCATGTATTCATATATTTTACCTGATCATCTGTCAGTTTGTCAATAAGGATGCCCATTGCTGAGAGTTTCAGTTCAGCAATCTCTCTATCAACTTCTTCTGGGACTCTATGTATTCCTGGTTCAGGTCTTTGAGTTACAAGATACTCACAAGCGAGTGCCTGGTTAGCAAAACTCATATCCATAACTGCTGATGGATGACCCTCTGCTGCTCCAAGATTTACCAGTCTTCCATCTGCCAGAACAATGATGTCAGCATAAGGAGTCACATACTTCTTGACGAAGGGACGAACCTCTGTTACTTCAGTTGCCATCTCACCCAGAGTTTTCAGATCAATCTCATTATCAAAGTGACCTGAGTTACAAACAATAGCACCGTTCTTCATCTGCTGGAAGTGTTCCTTTCTGATGACGTGCTTATTGCCAGTCACAGTAATAAAGATATCACCGTGTGATGATGCCTTATCCATTGGCATCACTTGGAAACCTTCCAGGGTTGCTTCAATTGCCTTGACTGGATCGATCTCTGTGACAATCACATTAGCACCCATACCCTTTGCCCTGAGAGCAGTTCCCTTACCGCACCAACCATAACCAATCACAACAATGGTTTTACCTGCCAAGAGGATGTTAGTTGCTCTTACAATACCATCCAGAGTGGACTGACCTGTTCCGTAACGATTGTCAAAGAAGTGTTTGGTGTCAGAGTCATTCACATTGATGGCAGCGTGATTCAACTTCCCATCTTTCAACATTGCCTCAAGACGAACAATGCCTGTGGTAGTTTCTTCTGTGGTACCAATGATGTTCTCCAACAACTCAGGACGCTTGGCAACCATTGTGGCAACTACATCGGAACCATCATCAATAATGATTTGTGGTTGGTGGTCCAAAGCGATATTGACATGCTCCAGATAAGTCTCATCTGACTCACCCTTCTTAGCAAACACAGGGATCCCCCAATCTCTGACAAGATAAGCGGCAACATCATCTTGTGTTGAGAGAGGGTTGCTAGCAATCAACATACTGTCAGCACCAGCAAGTTTCAGAGCAATACAGAGGTTTGCTGTCTCAGTGGTAACGTGATTACAGGAAACCAACCTAACACCTTCAAGGGGTTTCTCAGTCTCAAACTTTTTCTTGATTTGTTCCAGAACAGGCATCTCTCTTGCTGCCCATTCCACTCTCTTCTTACCTAAATCAGCAAGTTCAATATTAGCAATGTCGTAATTCAAAACTTAAATCCCTCAAATGTTTTCTTTGGTTTTTCTTTATCATCATAGTTATAATCGTTCCTATCACTCTTATCAATCATATCCTCCTGAGCTGACTGTTCACAATCATACAGTCTCATCTTGGCACGATCGATTCCAACAATGAACCGCTTGTAGACTGTGGGATCGTTGTAACGATTCTTCAGTTGCTTCACAAGTATTTGTCCGAGTCCCTCAAGCTCGTCAGTCGAAATAAGGGCAAACATAAGATCAGCAGTAGCAGGGAGACCAAAGGATTCAGAAGTATCAGTGAGTTCAACATCACTGCTACCAAAACCAGAGCGAGTGGTCTGCGTGGCAGAAACGATAGGGACGTTTGCTTCGACAGCCAATCCTCGAAGTTCTTCAGCAATTGCCTTGATATATGAATATGAATTGACAGTGCTGTTTCCGCGATACCGCGAGGAAGCACATATATTAAGGTAATCAATGAAAATAATATCAGGACGGAATGACTTCTTAAGTGCAAGTTCGTTAAGAAGTGATTTAAAGTGTCCTGCATGTGCCGATGCTGTTGGGTACTCCTTGATGATCAGAGTTCCTTGGGTCTTCTGAGCAATGTTATTTACCTTGCTGGTAAACATCTGCTTGGGAAGATCAGAGATGTCCTGGATGTTAATGTTCAGAAGATTAGCGTCAATTCTCTCTGCAATTTTTTCTTCAGCCATTTCAAGCGTGATGTATAGGACGTTCTTGCCCTGTAAGAGAACTGAACTTGCGACGTGACACATAAACAAAGACTTACCAACACCAGTGCCAGCGAGAGCAATGTTAAGTGTTTTATTTGGAAGACCACCCTTCGTAATCTTATTGAAGTACTCAAGGTCGAACCCAATCCTGTCTTCCTTACGAGTGTAGGCATCATGTCTTTCCTCAGCATCTAAGAGATAGTCATGACCCACATGGTTGTCAAAACTGACTGCCAGTGCGTCTGAAAGAATCGATGGAATGGCATCAGGAGTTTTCTTCTGATCTCCACCATCAGCAATAGAAATAGACTCAAGTAGTGCAAGGTAGATTGCCCTATCCCTACACCACTTCTCTGTAGTATCGACTAACCAATCAAAGTCAGAAGCCTGTTCCTCAAGACCATTGATGAGTTGATCAATCTGTTTATACTCATCCTCGTTAATATCCTTTCTGTTCTCAGTTTCAATAGTGAGAACTTCTTTTGTGGGAACCTGATTGTACTCAGTCACAAAGTTGGAGATTTCTTCAAAGACAAGTTGTTGATTCCTGTCCTGAAAATATTCCTTCTTCAGAAATGGAATAGTTTTTCTTAGGTATTCTTCATTATGTAAAAGGTTTCGAAGAACGAGAAACTCAATGTTATCCATCACTTATAGTGTAAGTAGGTACTAAGAATATATTTTGTGTTGCTGACTGGTGGTTCTCCACGATGAGGAAACATCCATAAGGGTGGGAAGATAATCAATTTCCCTTCTTCTGGTTTCACACTCAAGTCATCAAAGACTGTGAGACCACCATCATCAACATCATTCAGATACCACATAAAAGACAAAAATCTTCTGGCAGATGAGTAATCACTCACATCCACATGTGTATCAAATCTTTCCTCTCCACCAGGATTGTATCTCTTTATCCTAAATTGCTCAAAGGCGTGTGTGTCTGGAAAGACTCTCTTATCAACAAACTCATAGTATTCATCACGATACTTCTGAGTGAGACGAACCAGTTGATTATGAACCTCTTTGTATTTTGAGGAGTTCTCTGTGAGATTGAACTGAGTAAAGGATGGTTTCTTATCGTTATCAACCTTTTCTTGTTTGTCTTGATTCTCCTCAAAGATTTCAATCAGTTCTTTGCAGGTTTCTGATGGCAGAACATTGTGATGAATACGAATAAGTTGATCAAGATGAGCCATAACTGTACTCATTCCTAGCGATCTCGTCCAATTTCTCCATCACTTCAGGAGTAAAGTACTTCTCAGGTTCCTTGAGAATTTGCTTGGCATAGATTTTCGAACCATCGATTTCATATCGTCCTGCGACATTCTTCCAAAGTCCACCGATTTCACCGAGTTCAAGAAGACCATAATAACGATCAAGACCACGCTCATCGTAATAAAGACGTACTTCAACGACCTTCTCCTCCTTACTCAAACGCGACTTAGCAGTCTTAGCTTTGATAATGTTTCCGATAACTTCTTTACCATCCTTTTCCTTTTTCTTTCCAAGATGGACGATTGTACTCGCTGCATACTTGAGTCCGCTGCCTCCACCCATTTCTTTAGTTGGGACGTAAGCTCCGATAACGTCATAGGTGTGATTGGTAACGATCATAGGTATTTTAGCCTGACCAAGTTTTAGAGTCAGCATTCTGAAAGCTCCCTTAACAAGTTGTGACTTTGTCATGTCACGAACTTGCTTATCATTGAGAGCATCATTGATCTCTTTCTCAGTAGAAAGCATTCCCAGAGAGTCTAGAACAAACATACACGGTTTGCGTTCGTCTTCTGGTTTCTTCTGATAAAGATCAACGGCTTGAAGAGCTTTCTGTCTAAACTCCTCAATAGTCACCACATTGACAACGACAACTCTACTCAGGTCAATGCCCCTAGATTCAAGTAAGGACTTGTTAATGGCAGCCTCTGTATCAAAATACAGACAGTACCCATCAGGATTAGAATCAAGAAAGTTTTTGACAACAGCGAGGCTGAAGAAAGTCTTTCCAGTAGAAGACTCACCAGCAATAGCAGTAATCTTATTCCCAGATACACCACCAAATATGCTACCTGAAACCAGTGCGTTAAAAA